AATCATTTGTTTTTGAAAGAGCTGCAATATATACATTGTCTATTGTTTCATTTGATAATGAACCACTATCCCAAGTTACATTAACTGTTGTGTTTGTAGAAAAAGATGAAGAACTAATTGTTCCATAAATTGTTCCTGGAGTTGTTGCAGTTAATTTAATTCTTCTACCTGCATGATAAATTGAAGTTACATCTATACCATTAATTGTAAAAGATGTAGCTGATGCATAAGCTGCTGTGTAAGCACCTGATCCATCACCATATTCTACCCATTGACTATCGTTAAACCACTCTCTTGTATTTTTCATCAATGCTCTAATTGCATTGTTTAAATTAGAAGGTAACATTCCTTCTGCTGTAGAAATACTATTAAGTGTTGTATTGTCAGCTTGTACTGTTGAGTAATCTTTTATCCCTGCCATTTTAATCTCCTATAAACCAAGCAAATGCTTTATTGTTTTCTTGATTTTTTTCATTAATAAGTGAATTAAGAGCTTCTTCAATTTGTCTTTGAAAAAACTCTTGTGTTTCAAAACTATATCTTACGTTATCAATATCTGTTTTATCTGTCATCTTAAACCTGCTTTAGTTGCAATTAAATCTATACCTTGTGCATCTGACCAGTTAACTCCACTAGGTGTTTTAACATTAACTTTAACATATCTTCCTGATTGTCTAACAGGATTAATACCATTTGTATTCATATTAACAGATGCTGATTCAGTAACATTATCTGCAAGTTTATCTCTTGTTTTAATTGTTACTGTAGCTTCTGCGTCTACAATTGGTCTAATGCTTTGTATATTACTTCTAAATCCTGGATATAATTCTATTTCAGATGTTTCTATTTCACCTTCATTAGCTGTTCCAGAAAAAATAGCTGCTTTATAATTATTATCAATAGCACCTAATAGTAATTGTCCACCAGACCAAAAATCTGTATCTAATGCAATATTAATATTTTCTAAATTTTCAGATATAATATCCATTAGTTCAACTGTATAAGCTCCTACAAATTGTGAAAAAATAGTACTAGCATTTGCATTAGCTAAAGACCATTTTTTTGTTGCATAATTATAAATTATAATTCTGTCGCATATTCCTGAAGTATTGGAAGTATTATTTGAAGATGGGTACAACCATAATGCTAATTGATTAAATGGATCTACTGCTGCACAAATTCTATCTGCAAATGCTTTGTTTAAATCTAAATCAAAAAATCTATTTACTTTTTCAGCTCCAATAGCTTGTATGGTATCTCCATTGACTTCAAAAAATCCATCGTCTGCATAGAAAAATACACGTCTATTATCTTGAGCTACAGTTCTGCCATATACTGCACCTCTATTAGGTGAGATTACTGATAGTCGGAATACTGTAGCCCCTCCGACATAATCCATTCGAATTATTTGATTTTGTCTAAAGACATAACCAATTTCTCCTGATGTAATATGTACAATCTCTCCACCTGAACCTGGAAGATCTTGTAAATCTGCTTGTTTAGTACCTGGAGTCCAAGTTGTAATATCATTAATTCCAGACCATTGTATTCTATTTTGATTAGAACTTTGATTACCTGTAACTAAAAAATCTCTAATAACTCCTGATACTTTAAAATTAGGAACATTAGTTCCAATACTAGATAAATTAGCAAAGTTAGTTGATGTACCCATTAAATAATATTGTGGTACATCTACTCCATTACTAGCAATTACATAGTTACCAAATTGTGTGAATGTCCAGTAGTCTGTATTAGTACCTGTTAAAGATCCTTTTCTAGAAGTAAAAGTTCCACCATCTAATTGATATATGTCTGTATTTTTAGCAACAAAGTTATATACATTACCTGCGTTATCTCTAAAAGATCCTGCACCTCTAGAATCTGCACCAATATTATTTGATGAATAATTAACTAAAGATGGAAATCTCTTATATGAATTAAGAGCATAATATACATTAGTTGCTATATTAGCTCCTGGATTCAAATGTTCAGGTTGATCAGGTAACCATTCTCCAAAAGGTATTTGCATTATCTTTGCCTATAAAATGATAAATCTGTTTGTACATCTGTTCTTTGTGTAACAGGTGCATTACCATATGTATCTTGTCTGTCATTGTTTTCACATCTTTCAAGAGCTGCAACATACATTGATAACCATTGTTGTGCTTGATTAGGTTCTATTCCACCAAGAAAATTAGCAGCATGATATAAAGAACCATATAAATAAATAGCTGGATGTTTTGTTAATATATAATTTGATGTATTACTATCACTAAGCTCTGATATAGCTTTGTAATATGATAACTTCCCAGTATAAGAAACATCAGGGCTAGGAGCAAATCTGAATTTTTCAATTTCATTATCACTTTCTATTGTATAAGCTCTAGGTCTACCAGTTCTAGAACCTCCTTTGATTTCAAACATATTAGCTGGTGTTATGTATTCTAAAGGGTATTTAACACTTGAGTCTATATAAAATGATCTAACAGCTAAAAATCCTGTAGGTACTGTTACTTGTTCAGCATTAATTGTAACATCGTCTTGTTGTTCCATTTGTCTTATTCTAAGTTTAGCATTAAAATCTGCTTCACATAGTTTTATAAAATCATCACTAATTTCTGAAGTTAAATCACTACGATTTAACCAATTAGCAATAGATGTTTTAAGTTGTGAATATGTTGATATAGCCATTATAAATTTCCTGACGCTGTTCTAAAATATCTAAACTCATTACTATTTAGTTTAGTTCTCATTATTTTTCTTTGTATTTCTTTTGGTAAAGCAAACCAATTATTGCTTCCATTATATTCTTTAGCCCAGATCTGTAGAACAAGAGGTGGAACACTAGCTACACGTTTCATTTCTTTAGCTTTAGAAACCCAGCCTTGATCAGTATCATTATATAGTTTTTTATTTCTATCTAATAAACCATTAACATTTTGTTCATTATTAATAGTTAATTTACCATCTGATTCTTGGATGTATTTAGTTTTTATTCCATTATCGTAGTCTACAGCTCTGACTTTTCCCATACTATTCTGATAGTTCTGTTACGTATAAATTTACTGATCCTATTACAGCTACTTTTTCGCCAGGCGAAACTTTAAAACATTCAGATGATTTAGATTCTAAAAATATTTTAGCATTAGTTGCTGTTGGATTTACTCCAAATTCTATATGACAATCAGCATCTGGTATAACTCTAACATATTCAATATTAGCACTAAATGCAGATGATTGTACAGATGAACCAGAAGATGTAACTTTTTCAGTAGTTAAAGGTCTCATTGCGTAATTACTTCCATACATGTTTTGTTCTCCTTTTATTTAGGCTATGTTCCCAGAACGTTCTAGGAACATTACCTATTTTAATTATCTTCTAATAACAAATGTTACTACTAATTTTTGAGTACCAGTAGATGCACCATCTGTAATCATTTCGATACTTCCACCTTCTTCTACGTTATTAGCTGCTGTAGGTTCTGCTGTATCAACATCACCTGCTGCTGAACCTGAATGTGCAACAGTTATGCCACCACCAGTTACTGCAGTTCCATCAATTTCAAAAGATATTCCTGCATTTGCTCCAGAAATAGCTCCTTGTAAAGCTGTAAGAATTTTAATAATTTTTCCACCATCAGGTATTGCAACAAAAGTTGAAGATGCTGTGCTGATGTCTGCGATAGTTGAAGTTATAAAATAGTCGTTTAATGTTCTCATTGTGTTCCTTAATTGTTCCGATCCTAACCTTCTCTCAGATCTTCAATTGTTTAGAATCTGCTGGGGGAGCAGATTAAAAGGTTACTCCCCCAAACAGTTATTATTATTATGAAGTAGTTAAGTCTGCAACCATTCCAGATGCAGCTTCATTTCTTGACTCAAGAGTAGCTTCTACTAAAAGCTGTCTTTTCTCTGTGTCACCTGTTTTAGCAAGTTCATGCATAGAGAAATCTCTTAAGAACGCAATACCCCAGTAGTTCATGTCTAGTACATAAGCGTCTCTATCTCTAGAGAATCTGTTAGGTACTACTTGTAACTGACCGAAGTCTGAAGCGTAAACGTCTACAGAAGTGTATAATGTAGCGTCTGCACCTGCATCAAATCTAGTAGAATTACCAGTAAATCCTGATAATTTTTGTTTGTTGAATGGTCCCACCATAATCATTGAAGGGTCACCACCAGCATTCCATACTGATTTGATAACTGATTTTAATTGAGCTTCTGTGAATGCTCTTTGAGTACCATCAGTTCTTGCTGTATTACCAGCTGCACCTGATGCTCCACCAGCACCTAGATCGTCATTTGATGCAACCCATGCACCAAGAGATCCAAATGTTCTAGCTGTTGAACTGTTACCAGCATTTTCTGCTTGGTTACCAGTTAAAGTAGCTTCCATGTCTCTTTTTAACTCTTTAGCTCTTTTAGCAATTTGATAAGCGATTTCAGATGCTCTACCTGCTTTGTCAACTGCTTCTTGAGTACCAGTAATTACCACAGTCTTGTCCATGATTTGGCAAGAGTTAGATAATCTAGTAGTTGCATTTGATGCATCTAGAGTTGCTTCATCACCTTCAATAACAGCATTTGATGTTGATGCTGCTGCTAATGAGTCAGTTTGCCATTCGTGTAATACAGCAGTTGCTTGAGTTTTAGCTGCTGAACTTAGGAATGGAGTATCTGTAGGAGAGATGCTATAGATAACATCAGAAAGATCTTCTCTTTCTCCTACTGAATCATACGTGTCAAACGTATTAGTTGGTTGTGCCATTGTTTATTTCCTTTGTTGAGATTTAAGATTAATAATGTCAAGGATTGCAGATTGGGCATCATTAATGCTTCCAGTCTTACGTACCTTGCCAATTTTATTTCTTATTAACTCTCTACCAGAACTTGTTGTTGACTTAGCTGTACCTGCTTTGATCACTTTAGGAGCATTAGCTACTTTCTTTTGTACGATAGGTTTTCTATCTTTTAAAGATTGATAGCTCATTGCATCCTTTGCCACCATAAGAAATCTATGATCTGCAAGTGTTCCAATTTCTTGATCATTAAAACCATACTCACGTAATGAATTACGTAAATTAACTTTAAATGTATCAGCTTTTTTTGGATCACCAAACTCAGGTATTTTTTGTGCTGCTAACTCTTTTTGTGTTTCAAGGAACTCATTGTATTGTTTTTGTTGAGCTTCTTTTGCTTTACTTGATATTTCTTTTAACTGCTCTTGTTGTTGTCTTAACTGGTAGTCCAGTCTCGCTGCAGCTGTAGGGTCTTCTTCGTAAAGTTTTTGAAGATCTTGACTTCCTTGTTGTTGTCTGACAGTAGCGTCAGCAGTTGCTATTAAGTTGTTCAACTCTGATAAACGAGTTTCATAAGTTTGACGCAAACTATTCTTTTGTTCTTCAAGAGATCTTTTCTCTTGACCTAAAGAATGAGTTTTTTGTCTATAATCTGAGTCTCTAGAATAACCTGCCTTCAGCTCATCGAGGGTGACCTCTAACTCTTGACCTTGTATTTTTACTCGGTGGAGTTCTGGTTCCTCTAATTCTGTTTGTGTTTGTTCTGTACTCTCAGTATTTTCAGTAGTCTCTGCTTCAGTAACTTCAGACTCTGGTTGACTTTCAGCTGCCTGTGTCTCAGGCGACTCTGATGGTTCAGTCTTTTGAACTTCAGTTTCTTGTTGATCCTCTTTTGGATTCAATATTCCTGAAATTTTTTCAGCTGCACCATGTAGGTTTTCGGCTTCTGCCATAACGTTCCTTTCTTGTTGGTTGACGTATTTGACGTTTCGTTAGATTAACGTCTTGTATTTAATTGATCTAACTCTTGTTGAGTTAGTTTTCCACTTGCCATGATACTTTGTAAATGTCCTTTGATTTTTTCTACCATATTGTAGGCTACCCAAAGGTGTTTACGCTTATCATCGTCAGCGAAATTTGTATTAAAAATCTCTTGTTTATAAATTTCTAAGAGATCTTCAAATGCTGTTTTTAGAAGGGGATCGTTCAGGAGCTGTTGTGCTCTCTTGCCCATCTGTATTTGTTTTGTTTTGTCCATTAAAGAATTGTTTTTGTCCTCTTACTATTTCTTTCATTAAATCACCTGACTTTTGAAGATCAGTTTGTTCTAACATAGATCTTCGTTTCAATTCAAGTTCATCAATTTTAGAACCATATTGTAACTCAAGTTCTTTTATTTTCAACTCAAAATCTAATAAAGCTTCACGCATAGTAGATTCTATTCGTTTAACTTCTGTATTAGCTTTTAGTTGTGCTCTTTGGTTTTCACCTTGAACTTGAGCTAAAGTAACTTTCTCAAATTCAGTTGGTGGTTTAGGAGGAAGTGGTGGCATTTGAGATGCACCCACATCTGGATCCATAAAGAAAGGTTCTACACTATTTAGACCTGCATTTTCAACTAATTTCTTTAAAGAATTGTATATATTTCTTAAATTAACCATTGGACCATAAACATTTTGTTGAAGGTTTATTGCCTGCATTTGACGTTCTAAAATAGCGTTTACCATTATTAATTGTTGTTCTTTAGATCCTGATCCTAGTCCAACATGAACAGTAACATTAACTCTATCTTTCCATTCGTAAGGTCTCATAGGTACATATTTACCTCTGATTCTTACAATCTTTTCTTTATTTTGATACTTACAAACAAGTTCAAATATTTTTAATGCTAAATCTTTTACACCTGTTTCTGCAAAGATTCTAGCTATTAACTCCATTCTCATTTGAGATTGAGTTAAAACTTGATTCATACCTGTAGCAGTTTTATTATTTAAAGAATCTGAATTTAAACCTTGTGAAGTTTTACTTACACCAGTTCTAGTTTCTTTAACTGCATCTAGATAAGCTAACATACCACTAGCTTGTTCTGTAATAGGTTGTGCCTGTATAGGCATCATTACATTTTGTGGTGGTTGTTTAGTTCTTACAATTCCTCCAGGTCTATTAGTTAGGAGATCATCCATAGATACTTGACCATCTTGAATTGCTACTCTGTTATTATTTGTTAAATACATATTATCTAACATTTGTCTCATAACAGTAGATTTAATTAATTGTATATCTTCTACTAATTCTGCAATAGATCTACCATGAAATCTGTGAGGCATAATAACTGGAGTCATAGATATAAAAGGTATTGTATCTATTTCTTCTATATCTAATAATTGTTTACCATCACCAGCTACAATTATTTTAACAAGCTCTGCTTTACCATCACCATTCAAATCCATTTTAATATAACACTCATGGATTAAAACATCTTCAGTAGTTTTATCACCTGTGTTATCAGCATGAGAAAAATCTACATTTTGATGTCTAACAAACTTATCTTCTGTATAAAAATCAGGATCTCCTGTTGGTAGTCCTTCTACAATCTCAGGATCAAATCCCATTTCTACTAATTCAGTTTTAGTTTTATTTGTTCTATGACAAACAAAATTAGCTGAATGTAAATCTTTACATCTTCTTTCAATTAAAAATTCTTCAGGTGGAACTGGTTCTATTTTAACTCCACCATATAATGATGTTCTATGAATTACTACATCATGCAAAGTAACTTTATCTATTTCTTGTCCTCTATCATCTGTAATAGATTCTTCATATTCAGAATGATTTTTAACTTCTACTTGAGAATCTGAAACTAAATCATTAAATTCATCATCTGTTAATCTAGTATATTCTTCTCTTTCAGTCTTATTAGAATTATCCCAATATACTTTTAAGATACCATTCTTTTGTATTAATGCATCTTTAAATGCACAATATAAAGATACGAATCCATTATTTTCTTTTAAAAATATATGGTTAATATAATCAGATGCTTGTCTAGCCATTTCTTCATCTTCAGGACCAACACCTTCACATTGAAATACATTATCTCCAGAAGTAAATATCTTCATTAAAGAAGGCATTAAACTTTCTACTGTATCCATTACATCATTAGAAACAACTTGAGAACGCCCTTCTTGTTCATTACCAAGAGGCATTCCTAAATAATATTCTAATGATTTTTTTCTTCTAGCAACTAGTTCACCACCAATATAACCTGATGCATTGTGAATCTCTTTACTTAGTACTGATAGTATTTCTTGTTTTGATTTTTTCATATTACGTATTTTGTATCTACTTTTATTGGTCTATCCCAGTCTGATGTATCTATAGGTTCAGATACACATCCATACCTAAAACTATCAGCTGCGTGTGAACACCAGTTATGGTGAGGTTTATTTTTAAATACTTGGTTTTTTTCATCCCATTGTTTTCGATATTGTCTTAATGCATCAAGACCAACTTTGCATTTTTCTCTATCAAACCAACAATTAGGCAAAGTATTTCTTACTGATTCTATTCCATGATGTACTTCTAATTTTGGAGCTACATCAAAATCTATACCTAATTCATTTGCAACTTCAAGTCTAGACTTACCTGTTCCTAATTCTCTAGCTGTTATATCATGAGGTGCTATATGACAAGAATATGCGTAATCCTTTTCTTCTAACACATTTGCATAATGAGCTAAAGATTCACCTGATGTTTCATAATAATCTATCAAATGAATTTCTTCACCTATTCTTTGTGCAAACCAAATAGATGTTGAATCTCCTATCCCCAAATCCCACCACGTTTCAACTCCAACGTTTTCATCATATGGTACTTTAGTTATTCTTTTTTCTTTTTCTGCTTTAGTAATTAATCTACCATAATATGCACCTGATACTGCTGCAGTAAATGAACATTCAAACTCTTGTTCATATTGTTCAGGAGTCATAATAGCTTGTGCTTCTTTTAACTCATGATCTGGTACTACAGATGTTTCTGATGCTCTATATAACTTAGCATACCAATCTTTATGTCCACGCAACGCAAAATCATATACTTCCCAAAAAGAGTTATGACCCATTGGCGTACCTATGAATATAACCCATCCTAACTTATCTGCGATAGCAGGTCGTATAATTTCTGTCCATACTCTTGGAGACATAATAGCATATTCATCCAAGACAACTGCATCAAATCCCATACCTCTTATTGAGTCTGGATTATCTGCTCCAAAAATTTGGATTCTTGATCCATTATATAAATCTATTCTTAATTCTGATTCGTTTCTTCCACCACCCCAATGCATTAATGGTTTTGTATAATATTTTAAATATTCCCAAGCAATACTTTTACCTTGTCGATATGTTGGAGCTATGAATGCACACAAAGATCTAGGTTTCTTTGCTGCTGTTTTAATTAATTCGTTTATAGATAATACTGATTTACCAAATCTACGATGGCATACTAGAACATTAAATCTTTTAAGAGAATTATGACATTCTAATTGATAAGGTCTAGGTTTATATGGAACCTCAACTATTTTTATTTTCTTCTTTTTCCCATTGGACTCTGATTTCGACTGGGGCATCTGTTCCTATCTTTGTTGTAGTACTTGCAAGTTTTGGATGAATGTAAGGTGCAGCTTTTTCAGCAGCAAATAATTTACGTTCAGGTGCACTTGCAGGATTGTTTAACACAGATAACAAATAATCTAAAGGAGAATGTTGATATTTTTCTGCCATTTCATCCATAGACTTCCATGACACTTTACTTTTAGATCCTGGAGGTCTACCAGCACCAGGTCTTTTACCACCTAAATTTGGATTCTTTTTTTTAGTTTCGTCTTCCATTATAGTACCCATTGTCCTTTATTTGTATATTGCTTTTGTTTTGGTTTAGAAGAAATTCTTTTTTTAGTAAAAGGTTTAATAGCAGCAGGTGCTAGAAATGCAGCTGTTGCAGTAATAGGATTTTTAAATGCAAATTTAGCAACTTTAAATAAAGTTTTAGGTATTGTTTTTCCTAAAAATCTTTGTTCGCTTGTAGTTTTACTACCTATATCTTTAAGAAACTTTTTACCAGAAATAACAGCTTGTTTAGCTCTACCTTTAGCAGCACCAGTAACAGTATACTTTACAAGTTCTTTACTTCTGCCACCTTTATAGTTTCCTTTTACGTTAGTCATTAATATTTCCTTTTAACTTTTTTTCCCATTTTTTTTGCAGCTTTTTTAGCTGCAGCTTTACCCTTTTTTGTGTATGGGTATTTCTTTTTTCCTACCATTGGCATAGTTTAGTCCTTTATTTTAGAAGCTGTATATCCTCCAGCAGCACCAGCTCCTGCAGTATATTTTAGCTTATGTTTTTTAACGTGTTTCTTTGTCTTAGACGAAAGAGCTTTCATTGCTTCAGTTGCACTTGAAGCACCTTTCTTTGCATATACTTTACCAAGAAACATAGCTGTTTTCATTTTCATCTTAATAGTCCTCTCATCGCTGCATCTCTAGAAGTAGGCACAGGCATTCTTGGTTGTGTACTTCCCATTTTTGCAAATTCTGGATTATTAGCTTGTTGCAATAACCCTTGTTGTTGTTGTTTAGCTATTTCAGGCATTAACTTAGCTTTTATAATTAATTGTAGTTTTTGCCCTTCTTCTGGCGTTAGCCGAATCATTTGATCTGCTAGTTTTTCTAGACTTTTACTCATTAGCAATTCCACTTTCTTAATGATTTGTTTATTCTTGAATTAGGATCTCTAGCAGTTTTAGCAGAAGTAAGTCTACGCTTCATGCCTTTCATTCTTGCACAAAATGACTTACGTCTTTTAGCAGCTTTTGATCCTGGTTTTAATTTTGATGGTTTAGTTGTAACAGCAGTTTTTAATTTAGATCCAGGATTAGCTCTACGATAAGACGCTACGCCTTTTCTATTAAGTCCACCAGAAGGGTTCTTTCCTTCTTTACGTTGCCATGCAGGTGATTTAGCCATTATCTTTTTTTAGCAGTTTTAGCTGCTCGTTTAAATTGTTTATTAGTAGGTGCACCTTTGGCACCTTTTTTTCGCATTTTTTCGCCACTACCAGCTTTGATTCGCTTTCGTTTTGCGTGTATATTTGCGTACAATCCTCGTTTTGCCATAATATATCCTATATAAATCGTTTAGTATATTCTAAAATTTTAGTTTTTTTTCTAAATTTTTTAGATTTTAAATCTTTACTAAACTGCTCACGTTTTTTCAATTGATTTTTAACGTCAATTTTAAACATTGGTAATTTTAAATAGTTAGTTTTCATCTGCCTTGTCCATGGTATTTTTTAAAGCTACGTTTTTCGGACTTATTTTTGTTCTTCTTATGTACTCTTGGGCGTTTTTTGGGTTTTTCCCTAGGTACGAAGTGAACAAACTTCTGTCTAGCCATTATGCGTCATCAAACATATCAAAAGCTACAGCTCCACCGATTGCTGCTGCTGATTTTGGATATTTTTTAGCGTATTTTTTAGCTATCATAGTTCCTTTATGAGCTTTTTGTGAAGCTCCTGTGATAAATTGGCTAGTTCTTGCCATATCTTTTTTAGCTGCAAACTCTGCTGCCTTTTTAGATGCTGATCCTAGTTTCTTTTTACCTTTATATAAAGTTCGGAGAAATCGCATAGCGTGTCCTCCTGCCATAAATGGTATTGCCATATTGTTTCCTTTGTTATAAACCCCCCTTTTTTGGGGGAATGTTAAAATAAACCCCCTCTATGCCCCATTAAAGGCTATCTTTGGAGGTATCTGTATAAAACCCCCCTATTTGCACTATCGACATGACTGTCGATGTTGCAGGGGTGATCTTAAAACCCTGTCAA